TGGTCAACGCCATCAGCACCAAGCGCGCCGAAGTCAAAAAGTTGTTGTCGTGATGGTCAACAGGGGCTACACTTGTGCCATCACAACAGGAGTTCAACATGATCGACCTTCGGGAGATAGAGATTCGCACGTATGGGTGCATGCTCGAACAGAAGGCAGCGCCCACGTTATCAGCGGACGAAGGCACCTACGCCCACGCCTTTGCCGCCGAAATACTCGCTGACCCGGAGTGGGAGCGCTGGCTACGTCCGCTGGCCCAGCAGTCACACGCGCTGCAGCCGCATGAGTTCGTGCAACCCGCGCCGGCACCTGTGATCCAGCATGCACCCCCGCCGCGCGCCCACAAGGCCCAGTGGAAGCGGGAGCAACGAGCATGAGCATCATGTCACGCCTTCGGGCGCTCACCACTCCCGCGCCGCTTGATGACGGCATGGCCCAAGCACTGCGCGACAGCGTGCACACCGAGCTGGACGAACCGTTCGAGCTGCGCGATACGCCGATGGGCCGCAATGTGCTGGAACAGCACCTGGCGCTCGTTGGGCCGCGTGTGGCGCCTGCCGCGCCCAAGCCCGATATGCTGGAGCGCGAGCTGCGCAGCGAGTTCGAAATCTGGGTGCTCGCCAACCTCGAAGCACTCGACGCAGCCGGTGTGCTCAGCCACGAGCATGTGCTGACGCGACGAACCAACGGTGACTACCTATCCACGACCGTGCGCGGCGCGTGGATGGGGTTCAGGCACGGGAGGCTGGGATGAGCAGCTTGCGTGACCAGGCGGATGACGCTTACTTCCAGATCCTGCGCTACGGCGGCGAGCCACACTCGCAGGAAATCGTGGACGTGCTGGTTGCACTGGCCTCGCTGAATGACGACTTGTGCAACGGCAGAGACCCGGATGTCTCATCCACACAGCTTTTGTCGGCTGCTCTTGTCGCCCATAAAGCACAATAGCAGCCCATGACCCCCTTCCACCACCTCGACCCCACCTCGGTGCCGGCTGATGCCGCGCTGGTGTGGCCGTGGCGCCCGAATTGGGCGACGTTGCCGGTTGAGCGCTTGGAGTGGCGCACCACTGTGCACACGAACCAAGACAGCACCGAGCAGCGGCGGGCGCTGCGGGTGGAACCCCGGCTGTCGATGTCCTACTCCTACCTGCTGGAGCAGCCTGATGCCGCCGTGGCCTTGAGCCTGCTGCGAGCGTGGCAGGGCAAGACATGGGCAGCACCCGTGTGGTGGGCCGCCAGCAAGCTCACCGCGGGCTCACCGACCGATACGCTCGCGCTCTCGCGGGCCACCAGCACGTTGTGGCAGGCGGGCTCGCGCGGCATGGTCTACACCAGCCCTGCCACGCTGGAGTGCTTCACCGTAGAGAGCGTGACCACCAGCGGCCTCGTGCTCACCGCGGCGCTCGTAGGCACCTGGGCAGCAGGCGCAACGGTGGTGCCCCTGCACTTCGCGGATCTGCCCGAGAGCCAGGCCGTGAGCGCGCCGGTCGGTGAAGTGCTGCGGATGGACATCACGTTCGACGTGCGGCCGGGCCTGACCCCAGTGCTGGCCGAGCCCGCTGACGGCACCGCATGGACTGACACATTCCCCACCGGCACAGCGGCCACAGATCCGCGCAACCATCTGCTGGGCCTGGAGCACAACTGGACAGACGGTGCCAGCCTCACGGTCAGCTTCCCCAACGACGTGTACGACCCCGGCCTTGGTCTGCTCAGCAAGCGCCCGGCCGGTGAGGTGCCAAGCACGAGCTGGTCAGTGCGACTGCTGGCCGAGAGTGACGCTGCGGTCGCTCGCATGCGCCAGTTTGCCGCGGCGCACCGTGGCCGGGCGGTCGGGTTTTATGCTTTGAGCCCAGCGCTGGATGTTGAATCCGCCAGCGTAGTAGACGGAGTAGTGAGCCTACCTTCCCTACGATTTCATCCAAGGCTGGAAACTGCTTTCGCCGGCGTAAGCCATGTGGCCGCGGGTGCGCGTATGGCGGAGGCGGCCATATTTACGAGCACGAATGCTACGGTGGCTTCGGGTAGCACTTTCACCTTGCGCAAACCACGACTTGTGTCGCCTGCGCGGCTGGCATCGGATGCCATCGAAATCACCCATCATACGCTCGGGGTGGCCGAGGTGGTGTTTCCGGTCATTTCCACACCTGACACTCGCGCGGTCGGTGAGGGGGGATTGGGCACTGCGTACTTGATTGTTGACCCGGATGCGCTAGGATGGCCAGGTGTGCTCGTCGGGTGTGTGCCGGATAATGGGTCACTTGTATTCATTGGCGCCGGCACCTGGGCGTCACTGCCACTCACTTGGGGCGCTTGGTTAGACTGGCCAGATGGGCTGATGGGTTCAATCATTTATGAGCATTCTGCGATTGATGCACTGACATCCGCGCCAACACGTGTCCATGTCAACCCAGTTGCTTCCGGTACTGTAATAACTGAGTATGCATCGAGTCCAGACGGATCAACCTATTCTGCTTGGGCATCTGTTCCAATCGGGATAGCAGTTACAGATCGTTATTTCAAAATTCGTTTGACAGTTTCTGGATCATACCCGGCACTTCACAGCGCCATTGTCACATTATACAGGTAGTAATACAGCATGGCTGACATCGTTACCTCTAATTTAGACTCCGGCACGGACTCCCCTGCAGCGGCACGAGTACAACTCTTGGAAGCAGTGCAACGGGTTAATTCGCTAGCGGGCACTGGTACGGGCCAAGGTGGGGACCAAATCGGGGCACGACGCGGCACAGACTATGCTTTTGACACGGCTGGCTTTTTGCTCATCAAAATGGGTGATCCGGTAAATGTGTTTAAGGCATTCACGAGTAAAGCGGAAGTTCAGGCTGTGCAGGCAAAGACCAGCACAACCGACCATCAATCAATCCTGGCTGATGTGTTTGGTAATGAGAGAAACGCTCACCTACCACATGGCCGGTTCAATGGGTCGGCAGCTATAACCATCACCAGTAAGTTGCAGATCACCGCTGACCGTGGGGCCGAACTGAGGTTCGCAGATGGTGCGTATACTGCGCTGCGATTTACGACTGGCGCCGCGCAGCTCAGTACCGTGCAGGGGTTGTTCTTGCGCGGAACAAACGCGACCACGCCGGCTATTACCCTACTTAAATTTGACAGCCAAGCGGCATACAATGTAATTCATAACTGCCGTTTTGCCTTTGCGTCGAAAGCCCTGTCTATGGATGGCGTCTACGTCACCAAGATGATTGGCAATGAGTTCAGCAACTGCGTCCAATATCTGACGCTCGATGATACAACCTTCGGTGTCGCGGATGTATGGTGCGCTGGTAATACCTATGGCACAAATATTGGTGCCACATTGACGGGTACAACAACGGCAGGCAGCGCGGTAGTTACCGGGCTTTCAAGTACCACCAATCTGCTAGTAGGTATGGAAGTTTCAACCAGTGCAAACATTCCACTAGGCCGAACAATTGCTTCCATCGACAGCCCCAGTCAAGTGACACTAAACTCTGGCACCAGTGTCTTGGCCGGCTCTGGCACCATTCGGTTCAGTAATACCTCAGCTACACCACTTGTGGCCATCGCCTGCCCAGGCGTGCGAATGGAAAGCGAATACTGGGAAACCCAAGGCCATGGACAGGTGGCGTTGGCTATTAACACTGGAGCGCAGACTTTTGAAGGTAACTTGCGACTTGAAGCTAGCGGCGAGGTATTGGTGCAGACAAGCGTCGAAGCGTGGTTGCGGCTGCGGTCAAATGATAGCTACAGCAACGCAGGTAATCGGCTTCTGCGCGTTGACGGCGGCGCCAATGCTTATCTCAGCCATTCTCAAATGCGGTTGGCAACACTTGACGCTTCCAAAACGGCAATATCCGGTGCTGGTGGTGTCGTTGCCGACATGGTTGACATTAGCAAATTTGGGGTTGGTGCATTGCTAGCCAGCACCGGCACGATCAACTCGGGCCAGATCCGTGGGTGCGCGACGGGGGTGCAGTTCAACTCCGGCAGCACGGCATCGCTTGGGAGGGCGCTCTCCTTTGTGGGAAATACCACCAACGTTGTCAACAACAGCGGCGGCACTGCTGCTGCGCCAGGGAGCTTCACAGGGGCGTTGACCGGCTGCACTGCCACTCCGGCGCCGTTCTGCCGCTACGAGGTTGACAATGGTGTGGTGACGTTGAGCCTGGGGGCCGCGACGGGCACAAGCAACGCCACCACCATGACGATGACTGGCGTGCCTCCCTGTCTGCAGCCCGCGGGTTCGCAGTTCGTCATGGCGTACATCACCGACAACGGTGTGACAACGGTTGAGCAAGCTGATATTACTGGTGGAACGATTACCTTCCGCAAGGGCCTTTCAACAACGGGCTTTACTAGCACGGGCACAAAAGGCGTTCAATCCTGTGTCATCTCCTACCGACTGAGAAATGTATAAATGACTTTCACTGCAGTCGATTCAACCGCTGACCATGGTCAGCCGTATGAACTGTTCGAGATTACCGTGCCGGGGTCCGCTCAAGCGTGGTACTTCACGACAGAGACCGAGGCACGCACCTACGCCAGCCACACCTACTCGCCCGAGGCAATCGCCCGTGGTGAGATAGTGCGTGAGGCCGGGGCGATCGGCAGTGGCATCAGCATCACCGTGCCAGATACCAATGACCTGGCGCTTACTCTGCTGGCGGGGCTCACGACGGACGTGGTGAATATCACCATCCGCCAGTTCCATCGGTCAGACAGCGAAGCGCGAGTGGTATTCATCGGCACGGTATCTGGCGTGCAATTCAGCGGCGCAACTGCGACAATCACCGCTGGCCCGCGTAATACACTCGCCAGCAAGCGCAAGGTTCTGTGGCTGACATACCAAGCGTCCTGCAACTGGGCGTGGGGTGAAGATACCTGCGGGGTCAACCGTGATGACTTCCGCACTGACGCGAGCCTTGGGGTATCTGCGCAGACTGGCCGCGTGCTCACGGTGCCAGCATTGTCTGGTGCAGCCTCAGGCGACTACAACGGCGGCATCGTGGAGCGCGTGGCTACCAACGAGCGCCGGTTCATTGCCTCGCAGGTTGCAGGTGCCTTGACGCTCTCACACCCATTCGCTGGGCTCACCAGCACTGTGGAAACCTTCCATATATTCCCCGGGTGCAGGAATACCGAGGCTGACTGTCTCACACGATTCAGCAACCTCGACAACTATCTCGGCTTCGCCCACCTACCAGACATCAACCCCTACCGCCGCAGCGCGTACTACCTGAGTTCGACGGCAGAGATACCAGACCCGGGGGACGTGTATGAGATTCCTGGGTTTGCGGGGTATAAGCTCTCTTTGTTTGATAAAACAGTTAGTATCGGGTTCCCACGAAATAGAAACGTGGACGGATTGGCAAACTTGCGTGGGTGGATATACCACACGATAACTGTGCTGCCAGACGGTCGGGTTAGTCTAAAGTCATTTCGCGCGTCATCAGAAAGCTCGACTTCATTCACTATTTTCGTTACTGATTACTGGGTCATTCCCCTCCCTATCCCAGATACGCTGCCAAATTTATTCGAGATAAATGTTTCGCTGCCTTTATACTCTGGCTCACCTGTAACTACCCCAATATCTGGAATCACGGGTCAGTATGACTTTGACACTTGGCTACCACTAAACGTAACATCTCTTTTATCTTATCGCTTTGAAAATACTGGAGTCATACCTCCCCAGATAACGACCAATATTTCCATACGCGAAGTCTCCACCGGACTTGTCAGAGTTGCAGGTACTCTGACGATCACAAACACGATCGGGGATTGAAATGGGTTTTGCTGAATTTATCTTCTGGACTCTGTTTAACGCTATACTGTCTCAGGCATTTGCTCCCGATAAGCCTGATGTATCGGGGCGGGAAGCTGACACAAATGTCGACGCCCCTACTGTAAGTGAGGGTATGGCAATACCCGTCGTGCTCGGGTCAGTCATGAGCGCCCGCCAGAACGTGAGTTGGTTCGGCGGTCTTGGAGCTACGCCAATCACCCAAGAGGGCATTGTTACTGGGCATAAATATCGCATCACATCCCAGCAAGCTATCTGCATGGGGCCAGTCAATGACATCCGCGAGATTCGTTTCGATGACATTCTGCTGCCGGCGGACACTTACACGCGCACCGAGACAACCGACTACTGGAGCTATGACATAAATGCTCCTGAGTTGTTTGGTGGTGAACAGCAGGAGGGTGGGGTAGTCGGTCTCTTGCGCATTTATAAGGGCACAACCACACAAGAGCCGAATGCCTCAATGGTGACACTCATTGGATCGCTCCTGCCAGCTTACCGTCGCGTGTGCTACGCAGTATTCGACAACTGCTATATTGGCACGAGCCCGCGGCTGAAGGCGCCGCAGTTTCTTATCGAGTGCGTGCCAAACGGTTTGGCACTCACAGGCAACAAACACATTATCGGCGCCCGGCACGACATCAATGCCGTATGTGCGCTCTACGAGATGTTCACGAACCAAGTATGGGGCGCCCGGCTCACTGCTGGTGAAATGGACCTGCCCGCGTGGGTGGCCGCAGCCGAAGTCGCCTACACCGAGAATCTCGGCATATCCCCCATGCTGGTGTCCCCGCAGGATGTGGACGCAGCTTATGCAAACCTGCAGCAATACATCGACTGCACAGTATTCGACGACTTTGCTACGGGCAAACTCACCATCCGGCTGGTGCGGGAGACCGATCTAGGCAGCGCTCGTGCGCTCACCAAGAGCAGTGTCAGCAGTATCTCCATCACTCGTGTCGGCTGGAGCGAACTGGCCAACACCGTCAAGGCCACGTTCACTGATGCTGACCGGAACTACCAGACCGGCGGGGTGATGGCGCGCAACGGCGTGCTCACCCGAGTGCTGGGCGGCGCCACCGATCTGGAGAAACTGGATCTGCCAGCATTCCAGCGGTCAGACCTGGCGCAGCGGGCGGCCGAGAGTGCCCTGCGTTCGCGCAGCTACCCACTCAGCAAGCTCGAACTGGAGGGTGACCACTCGCTCAGCTCACTGCTGCCCGGCGAGTCCTTCCACCTGACGTGGGATCGCCCGCCGATCAACGCTTACTTCCGAGTCACGCGGGTGAACGTGAAGGAACTCAGCGAGGGATCTGTCACGATCAACGCGATCGAGGACGTGTTCACCGCGACAGACAACACCTTCACCGCGCCGCCTGGCAGTGACTGGGTGCCGGATACATCATTGCCACTGCCTATCACAACGTCTGTGCTGATAGAGACCCCCTATCACTTGCGCCGCAACGACAACCGATCGCTGCTGTACGGGGCACTGGCGCCGAACTCACTGCACACCGGGTTCAAGGCCAGCGTCGATGGTGCGGCGTTCTCGACCGCGGCCTACGAGTTCATGGCTCGGTCGACACTGCCGGCGGCCATGGTGCAGTGGTCTGGGGCCACGCTCAGCAGCCTCACCCTCACCATGACCCTGCCAGACAGCGTTCGCACGCCCACGGCCCCGGAATACGATGCTGGCGATGCTCTGCTGCTGATCGACGGTGAACTGCTGGCCTACTCGACGGTCACGATCAACGGCGACGGCACGGTGACGTTCGGCACGATCACTCGCGGGTGCCTGGATACCGTGCCGGCGGCGCATGCACTGGGGGCGCCCGTGGTGGTGCTCAAGACCCTGCATCTGCCGGTCAACCTCGACGCCACCAGCGACACCTCGCACTCAGTGGCTGTCATCTCCAGCACGTTGGCCTCGACGCAGCCAATGACCAGCGCCACGTCGCGCTCGATGACTACTGGCCAGCGTGCGGCCCGGCCGTATCCGCCAGGTGCTGTGACTGTGGGTGGCGTGCTCTGGGGCGCTGGGCCGCACACCTTGCCCGTCACGGTGGCTTGGGAGCCACGCACGCGCCTGGCCACACAGGTGATCGGGCAGACTGCGACCGGGCAGACCTCTGAGAGCAGCACCGACTATGTGCTCAAGGTCTACGCCA